TGACCTCATCGAACAGCAGGTCATTGTATCCGCCATACTTCGGACGCCCGAGTTCAGTGTTTGAAAAATAGCTAGTACTGACCGGAAGCGTGACAGCGGCGAAACGCGTCCCCCAGTCATTGTTCAATCCTCCAGAGCTCGGCAAGTCATCGAGCGCGCCGACGATGATATCGGTGAACGTGCCACCCCAACTATCAGCCACGCTCACCCAGAGCGTGTGATTGGTCACGACATAGTATCCGCTATCCTGCACGGAGTATTCAGGCGGCTCAACCAAGAAATTCATCACATTGCCGGGAACCATGGCGCGGACGGCAGAAGCCAGGACGGTTCCGGTGTTGGCTAGACTCTGACTGTTGTTGCGCATCACCGAGAATGTACTTCTCCCTGGGTCATACGTAACCAAATACCCGGTCATGCCCTGGTACGTCGATCCGCTGTAGACGTGCAAGGCGAATCCACCGACGGCAGCTCCGGATGAGCCGCGGAACTCAGCGGTTATCTCCGGCCGGTCGCAGAAGTGGTCCGGCGTCCTGACTCCCGTCACGTACGGGTAGTCCCCGTGCGGGCAGCACTGCTCGCAGATGATCATTCCCTGCATGGAGAGGCTGTACGCGGTAGACACCAGCCTGATCGGGTCTTGGGCCGGGTTCGGCATCACCGCTCTGGAAGTGTTCGGCGGCGCTGCGCCCGGGTCAAACTCAGAGTAGATTCGCAGGTTGCCCTGCACGGCCGCGTCATTGTCGGCGCTCTTCGAGCACTGCTGCGTGAAGTCGTCGCAGATGATGGTCTGGCTGTCGGCCAACTCGGCGAAGTCCATGAAGCTCTGGATGTCTATGTCCGCCTGCGTGACGTACGGCCCTAGCCCATAGACCGAGTTGGTCATGTAGTCCAGGACGCACCACGCCGGGTTCTGCGTCCAGTTAACGTAGTACGACGCCGGGGAAGTGTAGACTCTCGGCTTCATGCCGCGGATAAGAGCGGTGATCGTCGGCTGACCGCCCTGAATCTTCTGCGAGCCGACTCCCTTCACAGCGATCAGCGCAGTCGACGAGAACGCTCCAGACGGGCCTCGGTACTCGGTCACGTTCTGAAGAACGGTGCGAAACATGTCTATGCCGGGACGAAGGTCGCCGCGGCTCGAGTTGTACCAGAGCAGCTCGATGTCCCACGCCCCGGCGTTCGGGAACTTGTAGTGGAAGTTGTCGATGAACGGGTCGCGCGAAGCGCCGTTGTTGGGCCTTATCTCGATGAGCGTCCAGTCCCCGCGACCGGCCGGTGAGTACTGGATTCTATAGTTGACAGTGATGTTGCGTATCTCGCCAGCGCGGGTACCGACCGTCCGCATAGCGCCGACGCCCTCGGGGAACAGGACCTGCAGGTCCACCTCCTCTACGTCGTTCGACACTGTCGGGTAGATTATGGTCTGCGACCCTGTGCTGAAGTAGTCATGCGTGAACTCCCTGCCGTCGAAGAAAGTGTTCTTGATGACCTCGAACCCAGGGATGATGCTCTGCGAAGTAGTGCCGAGCCTGAAGTCTGTGGTCGCGTCTCCGATCTGGTCCGACGCTATCTGATTGATGTAAATCTTTCGGACCGAATCTATCGGCCCCTCTGAAACGCCGACCAGCGCGGCGAACTTCTCATGCTTCCGATCCAGCACGTCAACGTAGTACATCAGCACTTGGCCTGCCACCTCATGCTCGCCGTAGACGACCTGAACCACGTTCCCGGGCGTGAAGGTGTTACGCAGGCCCTCGAACGTGTACGTCGGAGTACTCTGCTGAAGTTTCGGGCTCTTGGGCTGGTTGAACAGCGATATGATGAAGCGGACGATCGAGATGACCGCCGAGATGACGGCGATGATCGTGCCTATCTCACCCGGCTCAACGGTGATTACTATTTTATCATTCTTCTTCGGCTTGATGCTCTCCCAGTTATTGATCCGCGCACCGTTCATCTGGACGTTAACCACGCGCTTGCGTACCTGGCGCAGCTTGTCGTCCTTGTCGAATATGTCCCCGAGGGTGACGCCCGGCGGGAAGGCGACGTGCCCGGTGGCAGGCTTCTGCTTGCCGGTTATGTCACGCATCTCCAGGATCATCTGATCTTCAACCTGAACACGGTGTCAATTCTCGACTCGATGGACTCTATTCTCTGAAGGACGACGCCGCCTGCGGGACGCCATGCGTGCAGCATGGAATCACCGAACACTAGCCCAACGTGCGGCTCGTTGTCTTCATTACGCAGCGCTGGCATGTCATAGTCGCGCAGCTGAGTCGGCCATCCAAGATCGATGAAAGACTCTCTCCACTTGATCGGATCGTCCGGCAGGTCCGCGTCGAAGCGCGTCTTCAAGATAAACCGCACCAGCCCAGTGCAGTGAAAGCCTTCGGACGGACTGTTGCCGAAGTCCACGTACGGGACGCCTATCAGTTCTTCGAGCCAGGGTTCCATCAGATGTGCGAAATCAAAGCATACGATTTATAGCCGTACGGAATCGACTTGAACGTCGACCGGTCATAGACTCTCTTCGGCCCGAACAGCTCAGTGTTGATCGGCAGAGCCAGGTTGAACCGCGCCGCTTCTTCATTGAAAGCCATGCCGGTTATCTGAAGTTTCAATCTAGCGTCCGAGCCGGAAGTGGTCAGGAACGTGTTGATGAGTCTTACAGTCACATCATTGAGCGACAGGTCATTGTCCTTGGCGAACTTGAACGCCTCACCGCCGACGTTTGACGCGTCAACGGATAGGCTCGGCAGAGTACCGTCAGAGGCGATCTCCTCAGTACTGATCTGCATCGGGATCGGACGGTAGGGACGGCTGTTCCATGTCACCGTGTCAGGATGAGTCGTCATGTACGCCGTGCTGTTGGCGTTGACCTCCAGCTCGACCAGGACGGCCCACGCGTTGCGGCCCTCGAGGAGATTTTTTTCGGTCACAAATTGTGTGGTAAATTCGCGGATGTCTACGCCCTCACTTTTCAATTTCAAACTCATCGAACTCAAAATCCATGCACCAATCTGTGCCATCCTGTTTGGCTCGCTCGCTGTTTAGATCAGCACATCGACTACTGGCTCCATCTTCTGTTGAGTGGGCAGAAATAACGTGCTCAAGTAGCCTGTCCCAGACGATATAGATAGTCACGGCTTATGTAGTGAATAGGAAAACTTCCCGCAGGGTAAACTCAGACCGATAAACTCCGCGTGCCCACTCAGCGATCTTCTTCCCATCAGGCTCAAACACGACACGGTAGGTGCAGGAATATTTAGCTTCTATGTCATGTCCGCTAGACGGCACGGTCGAGAACGTGAGGATACCTGGAGCAACCGTCACGCTGTATCCTGACGACCACAGCGATGTAGCTTGAGTTAACTGGTTGCGCGTCTGCATCGAGAACGAGTTGGCTCCGGTGTTGGCCCCTATCCATCGGTTCGGCAAAAAGAACTGCGTGGTCACCCCGTTACCAACAGCCACCCTCTGGAAGTTCTCGATGGTATTGTATGGCGGGCAATCGCAGAAGAACGATATCGCGCCCTGGTGCTCAGCGTGGAAAGCCTCAAGCTGCTCAGCTGTATATCGCACCAGCGGCTCCAGCTTGACAGTGAACTTATAGTACGGGCGCGTTGACCTGGAGAAAAGCTGCACCGTCCCACCCGAGTCAAAGTCCACGACGTTTGTCTTGGTGATACTTTCCCTCTGCACGTCAAAAGTGGCGGTTGTAACTAGCGTCCGTATCATATTTTCTCTTTTAATCTCACTACAAAATGTTTACATTACTAATTGATGATGTTAAAAAGTATCTATGATACTTGCTTGCTCTAATTGCCATAAGGTGTTTGAACGAAAAGGCCGTACGAGTAAAAATGAACACAATTATTGTTCGCTCCAATGCCGCTACACCATGGTAAGACCTCGCAAAACTCTCATGGAAATTTTTATGAATAAAGTGAGAGTTGTGGCAGAATCTGGATGCTGGGAATGTACCGCCTCCAAACATAAATTCGGTTATGGGTGGATAAGAGACGGGAGTAGGGCAGAGTTGTTTCATCGTGCTGCGTGGAAACTCTTTCGAGGACCGATACCGCCTAACATGCAAGTTCTCCACAAACCCCATTGTCACAATCCGCCATGCGGGAACCCTGATCATCTTTATCTTGGAACTGATAAAGAAAACCGTAGGGATATGGTGCTGAATCAAACCTTGCCACGCGGAGAGCAGTGTAGTACGGCAAAACTTACTGAAAAAGAAGTTCGCGAGATAAAATCGTTTAATAAAAAAATATCTGGCGCAACCATTGCAAAAGTCTACGGAGTAAGTCCCTCTCTTGTTGCTCTCATTCGTTCCGGTCAACGCTGGAAACATATCACCTAGTCCTCTGTATCACATGCTGCACCGCTTTGGCCATCTTTCCATTGCGCGCTACCATGTCATTCTCGATGACCGCGATGATGTCAGTCGGGCTGGTCTGAGCCGGGCGCTTATCCCAGATGTGAATCGTCTGCTGGATCGGAGCAGGCGGCGCGATGCTCCCGCCAGAGAGCGATCGGTGCGGTCCCGTTTCTCCAGCTCCCGTTCCGTGCTCACCACCGGCCAACCCGGAGCGGCTCGACGTAGAAATCTTCGATAATGTATCCCTAGACACGCTCATGCCAGAAGCCCCGGGTTCGATTCCGCCTCCAAGATGATACTTGGGCAGCGAACCCTTCAAGTTCATCTCATGCAGGATGTCTTTGCCGATACTGTTCACCGAGGACTTCTTGAACATGAACTCACCGTCTTCAGCCATGATCATTCTCTCACCAGGACCGGCAGCGCCGCCATCATGCATCTTCATGTACCTATCTATCGGGCCGCCTTCATGGCCAACCGGAAGAAAATCCAAAAGCGACGTGGCATCAAAGGCCGACGATGCTGCTTCTGCGGCTCCGCCGAAACTGGAACCGAAATCTCCGAGCTGTCCAGCGATACCGCTGAACCCCGTTGCGCCTCCGAACAGGTTTCCCGAACCGGTGCCGAACCAATCTCCAAGCATCTTGCTGAAGTCAAATCCCTTGAACGCGTCAAACAGATTTTTACCAAGCCCGAACGCCGTCCCTATCTTGCCGCCTATTCCACCTTGACCGGCCATCGCGGCGATTCCAGGGAGTTGCCCGAGCAGCGGTGAGAAGCTGGCGAGCGAGAATCCGCCTCCAGCGCCGCCTGCGCTTGCCGCCGTCAAGTCTCCGGTGGACATCGCCTCCTGCAGCGACGGCGCGACAGGTTGCGAAGACTTCAGATCGGACAACGCTGCGGTGAACTCGTCAAGCTGTCCACTATTGATGTCCTGGCCTCCGAGGTGCACGTTGCTCGTCGCGGTAGTAGCGGCCTCAATAGCGTTAGCGGCTTGCGGAGAAACGCTCGAAAGGTTGGTCTCTATGATCTTCGAGTCGACGATTCTGACTGGCCTTGGCCCCTCACCCTTGTCAACCTGCGCCTGGATGAGCGTCCGCTCCGCTGATATTTCCGCGTTGATCTGCTTGAGCTGCTCGAGCGTGGCAGCCTGGATGTCCGGGTCGGTCGAGTTCTGGCTCTCCAGTTCCGCCTTACGCGCCTCGAGCCTGTCCACTCTGGCCTGCGACCCCGGCAGCGGCGCGAACGACGACGCAATCTTGGCCTGGATCGGAGAATTTGCGCTGGCCACCTCCGTGCTCTGCGCCTTGGCTGAGATGAGCCCAGCGGCCTCTATGAGCTTCTGACCCGCGGTGATCAGCGTGTCCGTCGAGGTCTTCAGCGAAGCGCCAGCGTTGCTCAGCAAGTTGCCGGTCGCTGTCTCCGGCTTGCTGAAGAACCCCCCTGGCAATTCCGGTCCCTCTGCCTTCTGGCCTTTCACCTCAGGCCTCTGGCCGAAGCCTTGCGGTAGTTTCTTCTCTGCGCCCAGGCCGAACAGGTCGCCGAACGCGACTTTCAGCGACGCGCCGAGCAGCCCCGACACGCTGGTTGGTGCCTTCTCCCCGCTCGCCAGCAGCGTCTCTATCTGCGGCTGCACGAGCTTCGTCAGGCCCTCCTTTAGGAACCCCGTGACGAGCGCCTTGCCGGTGGATATGAGCGCGTCGTCGACGAACTTCGCGAACGACTGCTTGGAGCCGTTCAGCGCTCCGGTTATGCCGTCGAGGAACTGGCTCGCGAACTCGGACGATATGCTCTCGGCAGCAGCCATGGACTCCTTCTTCCACTCCGCAGTGATGTCCATGACGTGCTTCCTGACGAACAGCGCCTGATCCTCCAGCGCCGCCAGCTGCGCGGTCTGCGCGTCGAGTGCGACCGCGTTGGCCTCGCTCGAGAGCTCGGCGTACGCCGCCTTGGCCTTCTCGACCTCGACGGTCTGCGACTTTATCTTATTGGCGAGGGTCTTCTCCTCGATGTCGTCGAGCTCCTTGGCTATCGCCAGGCGTTCCGCGAGCGGGGCGTGGGACTTGCCCTCGACCTGCGCCTCCAGGTCCATCAGCGCGAGCCGCCGCTCGTCCGTCGCCTTGAGCGACTCCAGAAGTGTGATCTGCGCGCTTATCTCCTGAGTGACGAGCTTGGCCGCCGACGCCCTGGCGCTCTCCTTCGCTATTATCTCGTCGTACGGCAGCTTCCTGAGGATGGCGTCCTGCGCGGCGTACTGCTTGTTCAGCTCCTCGACCTTAGCCCTGAGCTCGTCCGCCTTCGCGCCCTGTAGCGGCGCGTTGTTCGGCCCGCCGGACTTGAGACGCTGCTCGTCGGCGGCTATCTGCGCCTTCAAGTTGGCGCGGGTCTGCTCCGCGAGCTCCTTCTCTCTCTGAGCGTTCTTGCCTATCAGGTCGAGCTGGTCCTGGAGCGGCGCGCCCATCTGCTCGAGTATCTTCAGCCGCTCCTTGTCGTTCGACAGGAGCTGCTGGCCGACGCCGATCTGCGCTGTCGCCAGCGCGAACTGCGCGCTCTGAGCCGCCTCTCTGGCTTGCCTGAGCGTCTCCTCGTTTTCCGTGGCCTTCTTCTGCAGCTCTATCGCCGCCTTGCTCCGCTCGTCCGTCTCTATCGTCTTGACGACGTCTGGGGCCTGCTGCCGCAGCAGCTCGATGGACTTCTTGTCGCCTATGCCGCCGAACAGGGACTTGGCGGCTTCGCGCAGTCGCTCCTGTATGGCGGCGTCGGTCTTCTGCGTGATGGCGGACTTGGACAGGTCGAACGACCTGAGCAGGGCGTCGATGTTCCCGGCCGCGGTGAATAGCAGCTTCTGCCCTTCGGCTTGGACCTCGGTCTGCGCCGACACTAGCGAGTTGGCGATTTTCTGGGAATTCTCCTCGATGGACGCCCTGAGCGCCTTGAACTTCTGAACCTCGGGAGGGTCGGCTATCGCGCCCTTCTCCTTCTCTGCTTCCGGCGTCTCCTTCGCGAGCTTGTCGCGCTCGGCCCTCAGCTCCGCGAGGCGCGCCTCTATGGCGGATATCTGCGCGGCGGCCCCGGGCCTGGCGGATGCCGAGTTCTTGGGGTCCTGCAGCGCCGACTTCGACTCCTCGAGGGACTTTATCTGGGCGCCCAGCTTGGCGACCTTGTCCGCCGCCGTCTCCGCAGAGCGCCCGAAGTACAGCGCTGCACCGCCCATTGCCAGCAGCGCGGCCCCTATCAGCAGCAGGCCGGGCGGCGTGACCGCGAACGCGGCGAGCCCGGAGGCCGCTGCCGTCAGCGAAGCGAGCATGCCGGTGAACCTCAGGACCGAGAGCGACACCAGTATCGGCAGAAGCTTCTCGGCCCACTCGAGGAACTTCGACAGTCCCGCGCCGCTGTAGCCTAGCACTGTCGTCAGCGTCTCGTGCTCCTTGAGGTACTGGTTGACGCTCTCGACGCTCTTGGCGAAGTTCTCGTTGAGCCGCTTGAATACCTCGTTCTCCTTCTCGCCTATCTGGTGCTCTATCTGCTCGCCAGCCTGGGCCACCTTCAGCTGGCTGCCCGCGAACGAGTCCATCGTGCGCTTGAGCACTTCTACTGCCGGGCCGAGCCTCTTGAGCAGGAGCTCCTCGCGCTCGAACGTTGGCACGCCTGTGGCCTGTATGGTCCCGCGGCCGACAGTCGTCGCGGCTGGGTTGGTCAGGAACTGGCCGACTTGGCGGGCCAGGAACTGCGGGCTGAAGCCTTCGGTCTTGGAGAGCGCGATGACGAGGGCTGTCATCTTCTTGAGCTTCTCGCCAGTGGCGTCCGCGCCGAGGCCGAGGCTTGTGAACGTGAGCAAGGTGGACTCGACATCCAGCACCAGCTCCCTGCTGATGCCTGAGGTTTTGCGCATCTCGTCGGAGAAGTCGATCAGCGACTTGGCCGGTGCGGTCTTGCCGAACACCTCGAGGGTCGTCTCCAGCTCTATGATCTTCTGCTCGAACCTCCCCGCGTCATCGCTCGCCTCCTCGAGCTTGTGGAGCAGCGGCTCGATGTTCTTCTTGACAAGCTCGATGCCCTCGTTGGCTACTACGACAGCCGCGCCGAAGCTGGTGAAGCCGTGGCTCGCGCCCTCCGCCTTGTGCCCCGACTCCTCGGTCTTC